CGCAGGACGACGGCGCGGATGATAAAACGATCCAAGCCGCTGCCGCGGAAGGTGACGAAGGCGAAGAAGATGAAGGCGAAGAGCCTGAATCTACTGAGGGCGAAGAATCTGCAGAAGATGATGATGCGGGTAAAATGACCAAATCTATGGTTCTGGATGGCGAAGAATATGAAGTTGTTGATGTTGAGCAACTTACTAAATCGCTAGCTGAGCACGATTCTCGTCTGCAATTGCATGATGAAACGCTGACTAAAGCGCTTCAAACTACGCTAGGCGCATTAAAAAGCCAAAGCGAACTAATCAAGTCCCTTAGCCAAAGAGTTGAGACTCTATCTAGCCAAGGACGCGGGCGAAAGACGATGGTATCCATCGCGGAAAAGCCCACAACTCTAGCCAAGTCCGAGCCAGAACAAGATTCACCTGGTCAGATCATGGCTAAAGCGCAGAGCGCACATGCGGCAGGGCGCATCACTGGTCTTGACGTTGCGCGCTGTGAAGCTGCTTTTAACTCAGGCGTAGCGGCTCCCGCTGACGTTCTGTCTAAAATTAATTAAACCGGAGACTTTCCATGGACTTTCTGACTAACCCCGACACCTCCGGCGCTTCAATGGCTGGTGAGTTTGGTTCTGCAGAGCTTGCTGAGCTGCAAAAATCTTTAAACGCTGGATATGGTTCAGAGATGAGCTCGCTACAAGGCGGCTCTGCGCTACGTATCCAATCACTGGATACTACATTACAGGCGACAGTGCAGGACAACCAGCATTTCTCTTTGTTCAACGCATTGCCAAAGCCTAAGGCGACAGCGGTACTTGACGAATGGACTGAGCAATCATCAATCGGTGGTTTCTTGGGTGATTCGTTTAACGATCAAGATGGCGCTGCCGATGAAACAAGTGGTGAGTACGCTCGTCGCGTAGGTAAAGTCAAGTATATGACGACCTACCGTAAAATTCCTATCGTATTGCAGTCTCAGAACAACATCACCGACGCGGTTGCGCTGGAAACTGTAAACGGTACTAAACAGTTGCTTTCATCTATTGAATTCAGCCTGTTCGAAGGCAACGATCTTGTTATGCCGAAATCATTTGCTGGTTTACGTCAGCAAATGGAAGAGTTGAACTCAGCTGACCATATCATCGATATGCGCGGCGAACCGATGAACGATATCAGCCCGATCGCTCGTGCTGCTGAGACTGTTTTTGGTTACGGTAACTTCGGTAAAATTACCGATCTATACCTACCGCCTTCAGTGCAAACTGATTTAAACATCTCTCTTGATCCTGCATTCCGTGTTGCGCTGGATAATACGCCGAATAGTATCTCTTATGGTACTCACGTTCGCGCTATCCAAACTTCATACGGCGCCATCGCTACGAAAAACGATGTATTTATTCGTGACGAGAAGATGCAAAAACCATTCGAAACTCGCAATGCTTTACACGCTACTCGCGCCGTTGCTAACGCATCATTCAAACCTGCTGCAATGACTGCTGTTGCCGCTGCTGGTGACGCTACATCGCAATGGGCAGCTGGTCAGGCTGGAACTTACGTTTATTTCGTGACTGGCATCAACGAGAAAGGCGAAACTCAAACTACTGCGTCCACTGGCGGAGCGGTAACAGTTGCCGCTGGCAATAAGGTGACACTTACTATCACGGCTTCTGCTGCTGGCACTGAAACTGGCTATGTGATTTATCGCGGACGTAAGAACGGCACAGCTGCGCTGTCAGATGTTCGTGAAATGACTAAAATTGCTAAAACTGGTGTGTCAACAGTTCACGTTGATAACAACCAAGATATCCCCGGCTCAACTTCTAGCTACGCGCTAAACTTGTCGCCAGTGGATCACGCAATTGCGTGGCGCCAATACCTGCCTATGATGAAAATCCCTATGGCAGCGGTAAACAGCCCTATCATTCCATGGTTGCAAATGATCTGTGGTTACCTCCGCATCACCAAGCGGAATCAGCATGTTCTGATTAAGAACATTGTTCCAACTAATGCTGCTTGGAAGCCTTTCTAGGCTGAAAATTAATTAGGGCGGCATTGTCCGCCCTTTTTTGCATTAATGATGGGAGAGTTGCCATGCGTCATGTTATTAAAGAATTGCCCGGCTTAATCGCCATGATCAACGGGGTTGCATTTCATCCAACTCTTGATGTGCTATCTGTCTCTGAGCATATCGAAAATGATGAGTTGCTAGAGCAATTTCTAGCGGTGCCAGGATACCGACTAGCTGAGGATGAAGAAATTCCTGACGCTATTCGCGTAAAAGTCGAAACGAAGCCTGAAACTAGCGCTCAAAAAAAGGCTAGAGAAAAAGCTGAAAAAGCCGAAGCTGAAAAATTAGCTGCTGAAGAAGCAGCTAATAAACAAGCTTTGGAAGATGAAGCGGCTAAATTATTGGCTGGAGCGCCTGCCGCTGATGCTAATGCTGAAGAAGATACTGGTGAAGTTTTCTAGGAGAACGTCATGACTGTAATTGAAACCGCTAAAAAATTATTAAACAAACTTAATATTGGCACTAATCATCACAAAGTTGGTGATTTCTTAGTTGACCAAGCTACTCGACAAGGCGTGCATGTGCCTAATGCCGCTGACGTGCCAACACAAGCAGAATTTAATGCTTTACTAACGAGTTTGCGCGACGCTGGTTTGATCGCGTCAGAATAACGTAAGGCTGCGGCCTGTTATTATCTGTAAAGGCCGCTTAATCGCGGTCTTTTTTGTAGGAATCAATATGAGCACTATTATTGCTGGCGATCCCGCTAAAATTATTCAAAAAGTTCTTATAAACGGCAACCCAATACCGATTACTGGTGTTATTCAGGCTCGTATATACTCCATGGACGGTAAACAAGAGTATCTGCCAGTAAAGACACTGACAGATGCAGATGATGGCGCTAAATGGCTATCAGGGGTTGTGGCAATAAATCTAAGCCCTGAGGAAACAACTCCAATTCCTGCAGGACTGTCAATGCTGATCCTGCAGGGGCCATCTATCGGTATTAAGCGGTTTAGCTTAACAGTGGAGACGTTATTTTCCCCAACTAGAACATCGTTGTTTATCAAGGATCTTGTTGTTAATGAGATGCGTGAAGATCGACTCATGGCTGCCGCAGCTGGAGTATTTCAGAATATTAATGTTTCTGACGATTATATTTGGGACAAGATACGCGCAGCTGAGTCAGAGATCTCTCATACGCTAAGGGTTCCGCTAGTTCCAACTCGATTTTTCCCTCTTAACCCGACACAAGCTCAAATCGATGAGTTAGAAGGAATGGCCTACGGCGTGGATCCGGCTTACGACTATACTCCGGATATGTTCCACTTTGAGAAGTGGGGTTATTTTGTAACTCGTCAACGGCCAATAATTTCAGTAGAAAGGTTGCGATTTGCTTATCCATCGCAAGACACTGGTTTTTTTGATGTGCCAAGCGATTGGATCAGAATTGATGCAAAATATGGGCATGTGCGCCTAGTGCCAAGTTCTCCTGCAATATTCACGACAATGAACGCTTTCATTATGACGGCATTAGCCGGCAGTCGCAGCATTCCATTTATGCTGCAGCTTACCTATACTGCAGGCCTTTCTGATGTTGAAAATAAATATCCTGAGCTTCTTGATGTAATCAAGAAGAAGGCGGTTATGAAAGTAATTGCTGATGCATACTTGCCACAATCAGGATCGATCAGTGCTGATGGATTAAGCCAGTCTATCTCAGTAGACATGGCCAAGTATGAAGAAACTATTGAGCATGTACTGAATGGCCCTGACGGTTCTAACGGCGGGCTAATGAGCCAAATTAACGGCATTCGAATGATGGTGTGCTAAGGGGGCGTTGTGCAATTTAACCAGCAAGCATTTAACAGACATTTAAACAATATGGGCCAAAAAATACTGTGGGAATCGGCATTTACCTGTTCGTGCGTAAACCCTGACAGTGGCGCCGCAGATCCTAGATGCAAACTTTGCGGAAAGAGAGGGCGTATATGGGATCCTAAGGTCGAAACTGTTTGCGGGCTATGCAAGCAGGATACTCAAGCGGAATGGGCTGATAGCGGGCTTTGGGAATCAGGAGATTTAGTTGTCACGATCCCCGAGTCATCGCCTATGTGGGACTCAGGGCAATTTGACAGAGTTACGATGCTAAACGCCACCGATAAATTTAGTAAACCGTTAGTGAGAGGCGGAAACCCTGAGCGCTTGCTTTTTGTGCCTGAACGAATTGATCGCGTGTTTTGGAAGGATCCAATTGATCAGCACTTAGTTGAGGGATCGCTGCCCACTATTGATGACAGCGGCGTGCCTTCTTGGTCTGGAGCGGGAGCGCCGCCGGCAGGAGTCACTTACTCGCTTACAGGCTGGAAATACTCAGAGTATTTTGTTTTTGGAGATTTTCCCGCAAATAGAAATATGCATCAAGGGATGCGGCTACCTAAGCGCGTGGTGTTGAGACGATGGGATCTATACGGCAGATAAATAAAATCTGGCTAATCGCCAGATTTTATCTTTGACAGACTCATCGATATCGCTTTTGAAAATGCGTTCTCAGCCTTAGGACGCATTTCATCAGCTACATTCTTAGCTATATGTTGACCAGGTTGAGCTGGAACAATCCAGCCCTGAGATTTTTCACTCATTGTTCTGAAAGTTAGGTAAGTGCTACTTTTGGCTCCGCCCGGCGTGCCAGTGTTAAACTTGACCATTCCAGCATAAGGATCGCTATGATGCTCAGGTTTTATCTTTTGCCCCATCCCTGATGGCAATTTATCACCCCAAGCGTAGACGTTCTGAGGCACCATCATCTTTCCTTTTGAGTGAATGTTATATGCCCCTGTGCCTGACTCTCTTGATTTCAATCCTGTTATCACAGATGGAGTCATTTGTTTGGCCATCGCATAAACGCTTTTAGGCATGGCTTGGCCAATAGCATTACTGCCGGGTACATTGTGCCGGAACGGAATATAAAGGTAACGATTGCCAGCCTTAGACCTTCGCACTTTCAGGCTTGTTCCGAGCATCGCCTTCAAATCTCGAGCGGGGCGACCATTTTCTATTTGTTCTGCGTATTGATAATTGGTTTCAACAACAGCAGTAAAACCTCCAGTCATCGACCATGTTATGCTGCCTGCATACCGATCCTTTTCAACTGACCATAATTTTGCTTTCTGTATAGACTGCTGCCAATTGCTGGCAGTTTGTTGAGCAACAGCTTTTACAGCTTGGTTTAATAATGGGAATATTTGCTCATATAACTCAGATTTCAAATTAAACTGAGATCCTACGTCGAATGATATTGAGTACCGAACTTCACTCATGGCCGCCTCCTAGAATGGTCGTTAACAGTATGCTATCACGCCTGTCGTGATGCCAAACTTGCTCATATGATTACAATGATTCAGCCTATTGCCAGCGGCAATGCCCTCAGAATATTTCTCAGCCCTCCTGCGGGCTCTTTGCGTTGGAGGGTTCTAAGAAATGGATCGGACTCATTTGCCAATGAATCTGATCCTAATGCAATTATTGCATATGAAGGGGATGATGAGATATTTGTAGACGTATCGTTTCTGCAAAACGAGGTAATGGCATTTTACCGGGCATATTATTTCGACGGCACATCATGGACGGCCAGCGCAACTGCTAATGGCACGCCTGTTTCTAATTATGAGGAATTCACCACTGATGTAATGTCACTGCTGAGATCCAGAATTGAAGCTGGGATGAAGGTTGAAGTCGAGAGGGGAAACATTATAGCGGAAGAGCTCGGTTACGTGCAGGTATATACCGCCCCGCCATCTCTTGAGGGATCTCTGCGCTTCCCTTTAATAACAATGCATATGATAAATGAAAACTCTGGCATTCGCGGTATTGGTGAGAATATCAGCGGTGATGAGTTTGATGCCGTAGGGTTTGACTGGTTAGATTCTGAAGGTTGGATCTCAGACGTTCAAATGACGATTGTTTGCTGGTCATTAAACAGTGACGAGCGTATTGAATTAAGAAAAGCCTTACGTAGAGTCATTATTGCCAATCTTCCAGTGCTATCATCCCAAGGCATTGAGCAAGTTAACGTTGGCATGCAGGACGTCGATGCAATAAACGGTGAGTATGATGCAAATCTGTATCAAGTGGTTTGCAACTTCTCTTGCATAGCTCCAGTTCGAGTGGGAAGTAAAGTTGCGGCTATATCGGACGTAACAGTTAATGGCACAGGAAATTGAAAATGAATGCAAAATTAAAAAAGGAACCGCAACAAGTTGAGACTGAAGTAGCTCTCACTTTGCATGATTTTTGTACGCGATTATCTACGACAGAAACTAGAGTGGAATTGATCTCTGGTTTTGAGTCAGAAGAGCGCCGCAAAAACCGCCTAAAGGACACCCATTCAGCATTTGATGGGCGTTTCAAGGCATTCATCAACCGACCCGCATAAGCGAGGTAAAAAATGTCTGTATTTTTTAATGGGCAGCTTCTGGTTACGCCCACTACTGCTAGCGTGGTCAATGACGATGCAATGCAAAACCAGAATCTAACAGTTGGCAATGCTATTGCATATGTCGGCAAATCTACTGGCGGAACTCCTAAGACTGTTCTGCGTTTTGGTAGCCCGCAAGAAGCTAAAGATGTGCTAAGAAGCGGTGAATTGCTAACGGCTGTGCTTAAGGGTTTTTCTCCTTCGGCAGAAACAGGCGCCCCTTCAGTTATTAACGCGATCAGAATCAATCCGGCATTGCAATCGGCGCTAGTGCTTAGCGATGCATCTCCATCTGCAGTTATCAACCTTAAATCAGTTAACTATGGATTAACTGACAATCAGATAAAACTTAAAATTGAAAGCGGAACATTAGCTGGTAAGAAGGTTACGGTGCAATCCGAGGCTTCTGGTTTATCAGCATATTCAGATAACGTTGGATTATCTGCATTTAACATCGTGTATACCGGTGCAGAAGAAACCGCAACGATTACAGTGACAGGAACAACAGCGGTAATTCATGCGCCGGCTGCAACTGTTCTTGAAACAATTGATCTATCTGTATTTAAAACAGTTGGATCTCTAGTGGATAAAATCAACACACTTGCTGGATTTAGTGCTACGGTCCTTAGTGGTAGCGAAAATAAACCAGCATTAAATGGCCTTGATTTTATTACTGCTCAGGACTGTAAAACTGCAGCATATGTTGTTAGAGCGGATCTGCAGGCTATTGTAGATTGGTTTAATCTTTACGCTGGCAATATTGTTATTGCAACTAGAGCTGAAAATGCTGGCACATTGCCCGCCAATATACCATTTACATATTTGTCAGGCGGAACAGAAGGCACTACAACCAATACCGATTGGTCTGATGCCCTAACTGCGTTGCAAACTGAAGATGTGCAATGGGTATCGGCAATAACTGGCGATGAAGCTGTGCACTCAATGGTTGATGCTCACGTTAATTTTTGCTCGACAATTTTACGTAGAGAGCGTCGCGCTGTTTCAGGCCTAGCTGCCGCATCAAGTGATACTGTGGCAATAGCGTCAGCTAAGACGCTTAATAGCCCAAGATCATCACTGGTTCATATTGGGTACTATGACAACGACCCAGTGACTGGTGCGCTGACTTTAATGCCGCCATATATGACTGCGGCGCTTATCGCTGCAATGTTCGCTGGCAGCAACCCTGGTACTCCGCTGACAAATAAAACTATGAGTGTTAAGGGCCTTGAACGAAAACTCCGCAACCCTACTGATACAGACCCACTGATCCTTGGTGGTGTGCTATGTGTAGAGGACACACAGGAAGGTTTTAAAGTTGTCCAGTCAATTAGCACTTGGCGCGGCAATAATAAATACAATCTAGTTGAACAATCGACTGGCGCGGCGCTTGATTTCACTGTTCGAAATGTTCGTCAGGCAGTGGATGTTCTACGTGGTCAAAAAGGTAATCCACTGCTACTCTCTCGAGCTATCAGCATTACTGATTCAACATTAAAAGAGTTAGCTAGATCGGAGCCAGAAGGGCCAGGTGTATTAGCTGGCGACGCAGAAAATCCCGCTTATCGAAATATCTCAGCCTCTCTTGAGGGTGACGTAACACGTATAGAGTTTGAGTGCTCACCAGTGGTGCCGAGCAACTACGTTTTAGTCACGGTTTATGCTAAACCGTATAGCGGAGCAGCTGCCTCATAGCCTACAACCAAATAAAAAAAAGCGCCGTATGGCGCTTTTCTTTTTTGTTTCATAGTCGTGATGACAACATTCGTTAGCATGCAAATCGTTTACTCGAGGAAAACAGATGAAAACGAACTTAAAAACCCGCACTGGCAACCGAATAGTTGTCGTGCTGGATGGAAAACAGGTCGGGCTTCTCCAATCTGTTCGCTCTAATGATGACTATAGCCCTGAACCTGCTAGTGGAATTGGCGATATTCACGTTCAAGAACACGTACCTACAATGGCTCGCCACACGCTAAGTGTCAGCGCAATGGTATTAAATAAAGGATCACTTATTTCTGCTGGCGTGGCTATGGAAAATGGCGATGCAGTGCTGCAGGGCCTTGTTTTTGACTTTGAGATGTTTGATAAAGACGACGGCAAACTGCTGCGTAAATATATTGGCTGCTCTTACGCCTCTGGTGACATTGACGTGTCTAAACATGCTATTGTTATGCAAAGCGCCCAGTTTAATGCGTTAGACGTAGCTGGTGCCGGCGTTTAAAATTGACTTATTAACTGGCCGCTCTCATCCTATGACGAGCGGTTTTTTTATTTATTATAAGGTCTGAATTATGCGAGCTAGAAGCGAAAATGATTTTAATGTCACGGTGGAAGGGGTTGGTAATTTTGTTTTCGGTCGTAGAAAAATGCGAGATGAGATCAATATACAGGTTGAATACGCCTCACTGATCCAAGGAGTTGAGCCAACTGCATGGCTGCAAACAGTTTGTGGGTGGATCGCGGCATTTAAAGTGCTGATGGTTGCATGCCCCGAAAACTGGGATCTCGAAGAGATGGACCCGCTAGATCAGGATACCTACTCCAACATGACGAAAGTCTATGACGCGCTTCGCGACAAGGAGCGGGAGTTTCGAAAAAAACCAGCAGAAACAGGCAAAGAACAGAGCAAAGAAACAGTATCTTAGTTATGAGTTTTGGTTTAGGCAGCACTATAAATTAACTGAAAACGATCCTAGATATCTGGATATGACGCTAGAGCAAATCATGGAAGATTACTGGTCATATCAATATTTTAACAACCCTAAAATGGTTGAAGAAATAGAAGATGAGGATTTTGATCAGGATGATATATTGAAATTGATGGAACAATTCCCCGACGACTGGCAGGAAATGATATGACAATAAAAATAGGCGTGCAGGCGTTCTTTGACTCTCAAGGTGTAACTAATGAGATCAATAAGCTTGGAAAAACTATTGCACAAGCTAATAAGGCCAAATTTGATCCTGTCCCTGTCGGCGCCATCAAAAACATGGACGAAATTGAAAAGAGGTTTCAAAAACTTCTGCAATTAAATCGTGAAATGGCAAGAAGGGTAAAGGTCTCGGGGCAAAGTGGGACTAATTTTGTCGATCTTGACTGGGGAAAATTGTACGACAACGATAAAACTAAATCTGCCAAAATGGCTCAGGCATTTCAGTTTGTCACTGGAACCAATTTTTCAGGTCAAAAAAATGCTAGCTCAGACTCTGGATTAGGTAATGCTGCAAAAAACGCCGCTGCTAGGGCCGCTCAGGCCGGACTAGGGGCAGCTAATGGCGCCACTGGCGGCGTTGGTAACGTCGCCAGTGGCGCGATTGGAAAGGGAATGTCAGCTGGGTTTGGCGCGGGGTTGATGGGCCTTGTCGGCGGGGTGATGGCCCTAGGAGTATCTAAAATTGTTAGCTCAGTAACTGAGAAAATGGGTGAGGCAGAAGCTAACTCCATTGCTAACGACAGGCTAAAGCGGGTTATAGGAGATGTATCCGTTTCGTTCGAAGCCCTCGAGTCATCGGTACGGTCTGCCGCCGATCAAAATCACGTTTTATATAGTGAAGGAGCAAAGTTAACCTCTGAATTCTCAAAACTAGCAAATATTAAGGCAGATGAATATAAAACTGTAGCAGGCGAGGCCGGAGTAGGGATCGGCTTATCCAGATCATTAGGCATTGACTCTAGCAATGGAGTTAACGCCCTTGGCGTCATGCGCGGTGTTGGCATAACAAAAAATGACCAAGATACTCGCCGCATGGCTCTCCTGATAGGTGAGACTATAGGTAAATCTGATGCGTTTTCAAAATCGGCTGAGGTAATGGATGCTATCTCAGGCTATGCCGCTATTCAAACAAAATTATCTCTCAGCGCCGCTAATGTGGGTGGGTATGCTGGGCTTCTCTCTGGAATGATTAGCAGCGGAACAGCTGGGCTGGATCCGTCAAACTCTGCCAATATTTTAAGCAAAATAGTGTCAACATTACAGCAAGGTGGCGGCGCTGGTGAAGCTAGTCAATTTTTCTCATCTATCGTATCTGAGAGAAACGGATTAAACCCAATTGCCGGATCTGTTTGGCGGGAAAGCCCACTTTCATCATCAAAAGAGGCATTTGGAGGTGATACCGCTGTTGGTAAATACCTATCCAAGCGCGGAGTGAAGTTGCCGGGAGCCGAAGGCGGCAGTTTTTATGGTCAGACGTTAGACTTATTGAAGCAACAATACAAGGATCCTTGGATGCTGTTAGAGGCGTCATCTCGTCACCTGGGGATTAGTAAAGGCCAAGCGGCCGCGATGATCGATATTGAGCCTAAAAAAATGGGCGAGCTAGAAGGCCGGCTGGGTAAAGATTTCGATCTTAGCCAGCTTAAAGGCGAATCTATTGCTACCATGGGAAGAATTATCACTGGGGATAAAAACACGTTTAATTCCGTCGCTGGTGACTTACGTAGCCGTACAGGTTCAGAAGGGCTCAGCACTGCTGAGCGTCAAAAACTTGATGATACTATGGCTAATGGTAGCGACGATGAGATAAAAGACCTCCTGCTATCATTTACGGCAACTAGAGGGCAAGAGCAAACTCAGGGTAAAGATATTCACGACAGCAAAGTTGCTTTAGATAACGTTAAAACATTAATGGCTAGCCAACTAATTCCATTAACTCAAGATATGCGCGCTGGGATTCTATATTTGGCTGGCAAAGATGATGGGCTTAGCGGGGTTGAGGTTCTTAATAAAATTGCGGAAGCAGAATCAAAATCAAGGGTTTCTAGGATAGAAAGGACCGCCGAGCAGGAAAAAGCTAATGCCAAAACAGACTATCAAAAACAAATGGATGAGATGGCTCTTGATCCAAATAATAAAAAAATTGGCAGCAAGGATTGGTTTATTGATTATCAAGAAAAAGTAAAAAAAGGCACAGCTACAGAAGAAGATAAAAGAAATTACCTTGATAAATTTGAAAGCAGACGTTGGTCAGGAGGTCCGCAGGCTGTCTATGAAGATCACGGTGTAAAAGCCAATGAGTTAAAAAAAGAATTGGAGAGTAAACGCCGTCAAATTGAAGAAAACGCTAAAGCCTTAATAGAAAAAGAAGGTTTGCGGTTGGGCGTTGAAAAGATCAGCATTGATAAAGCTGAGTCTGTCAGACTTCAGCAGCAGCAAGTGCCAGAAAAAAAGACTAATGACACTCAAAGTCTTAATTCATCAAGCAGAAATCCTCCAGAGTCGATTGCGAAACCATTTGGCGGTGCCAGTGACCCTGAGCTAATGAAAATGGTTCATGAGGCTGAGAAAGAAATAGGCGCACCTAAGGGGTTCCTGTGGGCTCAAATGGGCGTCGAAAGCGATTACCGATTAGATGCCAAAAGTGGCGCAGGAGCTCAAGGCCTAGCTCAAGTGATGCCATCAACATTGTCAAATCTTAATGAAAGAACTGGTAAGAATTTAGATCCATATGATAAAAATGATGCTGTATTTATTCAGAAAGAGCTAATGAAAGAGAATTTTAACAAATTCAAAAATTGGGATGATGCAGCACGAGCATACAATGGGGGATGGTCTCCAGATAAATGGGCAAATAAAGAGACTCGTGAGTATGTTCCAAAAATAAAAGAGCGAATGAGGGAAGGCACTCCTATTGAGGCTTCACCGGCAGAGCGCCAGAGTAACGATCCTCAGCGATTTGTTATTGATGCATCACCAATTGAAATTATACACAGAAATGAACGCGGGCAGCAGGTAATGCCTAGTCAGTCATTAACAACGACGATTAGACCAGCTGCACCATTCGGAACAGCGAGGGCGTGATAAGTGCTATCATTAAAAGATGCGAAGCCTCAGATAAGCCTGAGGCTGTATAAAACGATCAGTAGAAAAACTATTGATGGCAATAAAGCTGTCTCTGCTCGCTATCAAGGCAAGGATGCCTATATTGATTTGACGCCTTTTTTGGGCGACGGTTCCAGTGTAACTACTACAAAAAGCGTTCGCGAACCTGCGGGTGCGTTCGCTATCACTTTTTCAGATCAACCTCAGGTTTCTAGCGGTATAGAGCAACAGTCAATGATCAAGGCGCTTGAGTCGATTTACGGGCTCGTCGAGCCAATGGATATGATAGAGATCAGAATGTGGGGCGGCGTAGGCCCATGGGCCTCTGGTAAGCCGTACCCAATTAAGATGAGAGGATTTGTCTCTAAAGTCAGCCGCGGTATGGGTATGGGGCAAAATGGGCAGCCATCTCGCACTGTGTCTATTTCAGGCCAAGATTACGGAAAGTTATGGCAAATGTATCAGGTTTTGTATTTACGAGCGTATGACGGATCCTCGCCGTATTTGACAGCCTACAATATGTTTGAAAAATTTGGCATTCAAGCGACCAATGTTCTTAAATCATCTGATTATATTAAGCTTTTGATTGATAAAATAATCAATCCTTTTATGGCTGATTTTATACCTGATAATTCGCCGATGCCTAGGTCAATAAAAACAGAAACCTCAATATCAGTTAAGCATGGTGTGATAAATGGGGGCTATCAAAGTGCACAGGGATCGCTTTATGACCTAGCTAAGTTATACGGTGACGTAGGCGTTTGGAATGAGCTCTACACCGAGGATCGAAATGACGGCGTTCACGTCGTGTATAGGTCAGTGCCGGCTATGAATATCAGTAAGTCTGAGGGGGTTGATTCTAGCCTGATTCAAGACGATGCCATTATGCCAAATTATGTGAACATTCCTGATTATTACATATCATCAATGGAGTGTTCCCGTTCTGATGATAATGTGGCTAACTTTTTTTGGGTTAACAATCAAAAGTATGATTTAATTGATGATATTTATAGGAAACTATTTGCTGTTCAAGCTGACAAGGTTAGCCTGAACGATCACCCAAACTCTGCTGTAAAGTATTACGGCATTAGGCCAATGTACTCTGAGACAAATCAGGGTGATGATGCAACAATAACAGAGTCAGGCGGACAATTAGCGGATCAGCAGGATAATCGCAGCAATCAAACAGAGGCGTGGATCGACAATCGTAGACGCATTATGATGGACATTAACAAAGACAATGTTGTGCTTGAAAATGGAACCTGCAGCGTTAAGGGCGGGCAAATGAGAGCTGACGGAATTGAACACTTGAAAGCTGGTGATTATGCTAAATTTCAAATTGGTGCTATGGAATATAGCGCTTACATAGTTCAAATAGTTGATGAGTTTATGCCATTTCAAAGCTACACGGCTAAATTGACGTTTGAGCGAGGAATGGGGTTTGTAACCAGATCTGGAATGGAAGGCGGGCGCCAATCGCCATGGCTAGCAGAGCAGGCTATTAGGAGAAGTTAATGTTACGTCTTGGCGTTGTTGTAGAAACCCACTCAAGGGATAATGCTGTTGATCTCGTCATGACTGACGACGGAGCCAGACTGGTAGGCGTCCAAATCATGTCACTGGGTGCGAGCAATAGAACTGGCACAGTTGACCTGCCTGAAATTAAAGCAAAGCCTGACAAGTGGGACGTAACCAAAAGAAATGCTGATGATGAACAGGATTTGCTTGCTATCGTCGGTACGCTAGGCCGCAATCCGATCGTGATGGGGTTTATTTTCCCTCAATTAAATCAGATGCTATTTGAGGACGGCAAACTTCGGCTGTATCGTCACCAGTCAGATGTTATGACAACAATTGATGGCGATGGCAATTTTCAGTATGACCACCCAGGCGGCGCTTTTATTCGAATAGCTGAAGATCCTGATCATGCAACTTTTACTAAGAAAAATGTTGATAAAAGCCTAGCAACAAACAGAAATTCAAATAGAAAAGTGCACGTTAGAATAGAGTTGGCTGAGCAGATGGTACAGCTGACATTGACCCCTGACGGTGATGCCAGCCTTAAAATAAAACGTAACTTGTTGATTGAAGCGGAAGGTAAGGCAGACATAAAAGTTACAGGTAACATGACGGCAGAGGTCGGCGGAAATATGTCTGCCACCATTGCAGGCACTACTACAGTGCAGAGCGAAGGGACTGCCACGATAAATTCAGATGGAGATGTGTTGGTAAACGCAACAAACATTAAGCTAAATAATGGCGCTGGCGTAGTCACAGGGGCTCACATTTGTCAGTACACAGGTTCGCCTCACAGCGATTGCAGTAGCACTGTATTTGCGGAGAAATAAACATGGCTCTTAACGCCTCAACACTAGAAGCACTAATTATACAAAAACTAAACGCTGCAGGGATTGTGACTATTGGTCAGCACGCAAAAGCACAAGTTATGGCAAAGGCTATAGCAGAGGCGGTTGTTGAACATATTAAGGCTGAAGCAAAAGCCAACGTGACCGGCGGAGACTCATCTGGACAATGGCCAATTATATAGGTCGTGATGCCAGAATAAAAATATGCAGAATAAAAACCCACCTAGAGATCAGAGAGCAGGAGTTCGTCCGATTGCATTTGTTTTGCAAGAGGGCGGGCGCTTTAACTCGCCTGTAACATTGAAGATCAGGCCTGAGGATCTTAATCGAGTTGAACCTTCCAGAGTTTCGATTACCCAAACTTTGGGGAGAGATGTTGGTGGATGGGTAGATAATTTTGGTGAGGGGCTGCCATCGGTCACTCTATCTGGACATACTGGCTGGCGACAAACATATAGTGGCGGCGTCGACGGGGCCACAGCTTTTGAGCAATTAAATAAATTGGTTGCTCATGATTACCACAAAGCAAAGCAGCGAGCTATTGATGCAGGGATAGATCCATCCACTATTAAATTGTTATTTGTCGATATGTTAGATAATTTCACATGGTCAGTTGTGCCCAATCAGTTTGTGCTAAGGCGCTCTAAATCTCGACCTTTATTATTTCAATATCAAATAACCTTGCAGGCCATTGATACTAATATTGACGTGCAATTTAAGGCCGTTCCGTTTAAAGGGAATGTTCCTGCAGGACTAACTGCGCTAAAGGGAGCTATAGCTACACTAGAGAGCCAAGCCGAGACAATACAAGGCATTATAGCTCAAGCCGTTTCATACAAAGACTCTCTTTTGGCTCCAATAGGTAAGACAGTAAAAGATTTTGCCGATTTATCAACTCAGGTTTTTAATATCGTAAATGATACTGTTAAAGAGGCTCAAGACGGAATATATGGTACCGCAAACTCTTTGATTGAAATAGCATCTGATCTAGCTACTGTTGGCGTAAATATTAATAGAACCATTTCATCTGTTGCAGGCCTGCCTGCAAGTGTGCAGGCTGCAGTAAGTCGTGTAGCTAGCGCATATAACGAAGTTTTTTGTATTTTCCAAAATTCATTACGCCCTAGAAAAACATTTCAAGATTATGATGGATTATTTGGAGCCTCTAACTGTTCCTCTACCAGTGGAGGCAGGGCGGGCAGCGCGTATTCCAGTCAGAATGCCTTTGCAATGATGCAGCTTAATAACGGACCTGTGACAGTTAGTAGCGGAGCATATTCTAGTGTTGCCGCAATCAAGAATGCTGACCCTGTATTATCGCCAATGTCTCTTGAGGAAGTTGATCGTAACCTTAAAGTTATCAACTCAGGAGTGGAAATAAATTGAATGAATTTGAACGCTTAGAGCCGTCATACAGGCTTGCTGAGACGTATTTTGGTGACGACCTTCAAGCTGTTTCTGCTAGAGAGCTGGGTGACGCTAATCGATGGGCGGAATTGGTGTGGCTGAATAATTTAAGGCATCCATATCTAACTGATGACGCTCTATTAGCAAATGAATCAGTTAGGCTTAATGGAACGTTAATAAAAATTCCAGCGCCAGTTGGAGTTTACACTGATGATGCTAGTCGTGGTCAAGTGTATGAAAAAGACTGCATTCTAACTAATAAACTGCTTTCAGTTAACGCTGGCGGTGATCTTGCTGTGGCTTCTGGTGTGAAGAACCTGACTCAGCAGCTGAAGCACAGAATAGACACTCCTAAAGGGCAGGCTCGACGCCACCCTGATTACGGTTGCTTGGTGTGGCGCCTAAAGGGATCTGTCACTGGGCCAACGGCTGAAACCCTTGGCAGCGAATACGTAAAATCTACACTCATTGCTGATTATAGAGTTTCATCTGTTGTTAGTAGCTCTGCAATAACAAATGGTGACGCAATCATGATTACAGCAAAAGTTGAGTCAATCGAAGGGGCTGGCATAGATATTAGCAATCTGTCGTGATGACAAACTGCAGAATAATCATGCAAAATAATTAGGATTGGTGCACATTGGCTTTCCAGATAAAAGACTTTGCCAGTATAACGGCATCAATGATAAACCATGCGAGAGGCGTAACAAAGCGCATCTCTGACTGGCTGCCCGGCTCTGTTTCGCGAACGCTGGTGGAGGCGCCTGCTGTTGAAATAGAAGAGTTGTATCTCCAAATATTCACAGGCTTAAGGGAAGCTATTCCTGTGGCCGTTTTCAAGTCTTTTAAGTTTGAAAATTTACCCGCTAAATATGCTAGAGGATTTGTCACTGTACAGTCTCAAGATGCACTTACTGAAGATAAATTGATTTTAGTAGATACCGAATTCAGAACTGATGATGGGCGGGTTTATCTTAGTACCGAATTAAAAACAATAGTAGCAGGCCAAACGACTGTAGTTGTTCCAGTGTCCGCGTCTGCCTCAGGATCTGCATACAATGCGTCGGCAGGATCGATTAATAGCTGTCCATCATTAGGAGCAGGGTATTTAATAAGCAATTCTGCAATCTCAACAGGATCAGACGTTGAAACTGACAATGAAAAAGAGGCTAGATTTGCCGAATATGTAGAGTCATTATCCAGAGGCACGAATGCCGCATGTCTTTTTGCAGCTAAATCTGCGGTGATCAGTGATGATTTAGGTAATGCTCTTGAATACGTTACTAGAACAGGCAGTATTGAAACACCAGGATATCTAAAAATCTTTATTTACTCATCTGCAGGGGTGCCGTCAACCGGACTCATATCTAAAGCGCAATCAATAATAAATGGCAGCAGAGACGTTGACACACAAAAAATAATACCTGGTTATCGATCCGGTGGGATCAGGGTTGATATACTGCCAATGGTTGAGCGAGCAGTATCGCTATCTGCTCAGGTAGAAATGCTGACAGGATACGAGTTGACTGGCGAGGTTATCCAATCGTTGACTGATGTTTACTCGACAACGCTATCAAACACTAATGCTGGCGCCGTTCTTTATCTTGGCACGCTAGAGACTGAGCTGCTTAGCGTTACGGGGTTAAAAAAAGTGGTCTTAGGGATGGACTCAAATATAATTTGTTCTCCATTTGAGGCGCTTAAGCCCGGCGTGATCTCTATTACTGAGCTGCCAATATGACGTCATTAAGTAAGCTAGCTAAATATCCCCATAACGCAGTTTTTGACGTAGACCCACATGGTGATCATGCTTTTATTCTCGGGCACGAAAATGAATGCTCTTGGTCCATTGCTGATGGGATTTTATCCGTCAATAATGGCGAGAACAGCTTTCTGTATGACCTGCAATTCTTTACGGTAGGAACATTAGCTTCCGCCCTCATTATTGACGGGTTTCAAGTTTCTAATGTTTCAGCAGAATTTGTTCAATTGAATGCCTGCGTACTAATAGAGGGATCCGGCAGTTCGATATCTGGTGGCGCTATAAAAGGGTTCACAAACCTGCTTTACGCTTTCTTTGGCGGTTACGCAAAGGAAATCCGAGAAGCTGGTAAACAAGTAAAAAATGCAATAACACAGATGGTAATTGCTGACGCCGAGGGCGAGTGGCTTGATGTGTGGGGCGGTTTATTTAGCCAGAAGAGGCGGCAAAACCAACAGGATGTTGATTACTCAATAGAGATCCCTAGAGAGGCTTTTAGAGAGAGGGTGAATGCCCTCGCTATTGAGAAGGCTATTTTTGAAATAACGGGCAAAGTTGTCAGGATCAATGAGCCGTGGGAACTGATGTTTAGGCTGTCAGAGTCTCAGTTATCCGGTACCCATAAATTTTACAATGGAAATGAGGTCGGGCCATTTATATTGCAGCCAGTCTCCGACATTCCGATCGACTGGGCAGATGTATTACCGATAATTGAGCGAAATAAAGCTGCAGGAGTTATCGTCCTTGAGCCGGAAGTCAGGCCAACGTTGATATGGAATACCCCTATTGACGGCACCATCTATATGGTAATGACAGAAATTCAGTTTCAAATGATTAATGGCGGACAAGAGGGCAGGCTGTCTTATTTGCGATTGTCTGATGAGGAGTACATTAGGAACTATATGGCTGCTATTAGCACGGTCATAGGTATTTCTGTAGTTGCCGAGTCTCCGGTTGACGTTTCAATGCAAGTGAACGCATATACAGGCCTAACATGGCATTATGCCGAGGTTTGGGGGCCATTTACATGGAACTCATAAGAATTTTAACAATTCTGCGATTAGATAATCGCGGTTAACTATCAAATAGAGGGCTTGGCTGTCGTGATGCCAGACTCAATCAGGGGGTAATAATGGCCATTTTAACTAATCCGGGACGAAGCGGAATAGCTCAGCTAGTAAAGGATCAAAATCTTCACTTAGCATGGGGCTCAGGCAATCCAGACTGGGATGCAACTCCAGCGTTGCCGGACGTAAATGCCTCATCATTAATTGCGGAAATTGGGCGACGAAAATCGTCTGATGTACGATTTTGCATACCAGACCCGTTAGGTTCAATAGTCGTTCCAAATGGCACATTTTCACTGTCTGACGTACCGACAAAATATTTGTATATTCGGTTCTCCTTTGCCGCAGATGACTCGCCAGAAGGTCAAATTAGAGAATTGGCGGTGTTTTGGGGAACTGTACCAAAAGTGACTGTGCCGGAAGGGCAAATGTACCTACTTCCTGCTGATGTGCTGGACTTTGGGAATATAATTAGCATAGAGCATGTGGACAAAATTGAACGTTCGCCGGCTATTCGTCAGCAGTTTGAGATAATCATACAGTTTTAAAATAAGGGAAAGAAAATGACGCTTCCTGGTTATTACAATAGATTCAATCAAGATGACAATTTTGATGAGCATCTATTTAGAGCTGGATATGTATTGCAAAGTGCTGAGATGAATGAGATCCAGCGAGCGGCCGCTTACAGGCATAGCCAGCTCGGTAATGCATTATTTAAAGACGGCGATATTGTTCGCGACGCCCGCATTATTGTTGACTCTGACACCGGCGTCGTCACATGCGAATCGGGAGCTATATGGCTAAGCGGAGCTGTTAGGGGTGTGCCTACAGGCAGCCTAACCATAACAATGATAGGTACTGAAGTGGTCGGGATTTACCTTGCCACAACAGAAGTGACCGAAGTTCAGGATCCGTCATTGTTAGACCCCGCTGCTGAAACCAGAAACTATTCTGAGCCGGGTGCTGGCAGGCTGAAAGTAGAACCTAGATGGGGCCTGCAGGGAGAGGCTGTTGATGCATTTTTCCCTATTTATTATGTCGACGATGGTGTGCCTAGAGGTAAAGAGCCTCCGCCCCAGTTGGATAGCGTTACTCAGGCGATCGCACGATATGACAGGGACAGCGCTGGATCTAATTATGTTGTTTCAGGGCTGTCTGTTGCCCTGCTGCCTGATGATGGTGGAATGCAGGTTTATAACGTTATTTCTGGAAGAGCTCGAGTAAACGGGTTCCCAATTCAGCTGAATAATTCTGTCCGTCTTAAATACAATGCAACGCCTGATCTAAGGCTTATCAGTAACGAACCACGAACATCAACTTCTGCTGGAACTCAGAGAATCAATGTCGATCGTCCGCCTATCGCAAGCGTTATCCAAGTTTCTATAACAAAGGAAACTACAGATACGATCGTGCATGGCGGATTCTCCGGCGCTCAAGACCCTATACCAAATCCTTCAGTCATTTCGATTGAGGAAGTCACACAGGGCGGTACTACTTACACTCTTGGCGTTGATTATCAATTAACCGCCGGAAAGGTTGACTGGTCATTAGCTGGCGCAGAACCGGCGCCGGGATCGACGTATTCTGTCAGGTATCGACACATCACCAATGTGACACCTACTGATATTGATGATACTGGATTTTCTATAGTTGGTGCGGTGGTCGGAACTCTAGTGTTAACCACATACGAACTAAAGTTGCCAAGAATTGACCGATTATGTCTTGATGAAGAAGGTAAATTTGTTTGGGTTCAAGGTGTTTCAACTGACTACGACCCTGTAAGGCCTTCGGTCCCTAACAATTTAATCGCATTAGCTCAAATCACCCAATCGTGGACCGATACTAGGGCAGTCATTAATGATGGCGTTAGAACTGTAGCAATGTCAGAAATTGAGCGGCTATTCTACAGAATGGATGCAATTACAGACCTAGTTGCTCAGCAAAAACTCTCTAGCGACATTAATCAGCGAGAGTCCGCGGCGAGAAAGGGGCTATTTGTCGATCCTTTTCTTGATGATTTGCAAAGGGATCAGGGTATCGTTCAAACCGCCGCCGTAGCTAACGGAATATTGACTCTTCCTGTTAATGGCGAGGCATTGAATCCATCGATCTCACTTAGTAATGCTCAAACGTGCGCCTACACACTAGAGCCGTTATTGACTCAAGAGTTACGTACAACCAGCATGAAAGTTAACCCTTACATGGCGTTTGGGCTGCTTCCTGCTGGCGTGCAATTGAACCCGTCTGTGGACAGATGGACAGATGTCACAACAGAGTGGTTATCACCTATAACTCGCAGATTTGTGGTGGGTTGGGGGAATGCTAGCTCAGTTACCACTAAGACTAGCACTGAGTTGGTAAAAACTACTGATGTTGAAATTCAGACACTTAGACAGATAGACGTTAATTTCACATTAACAGGTTTCGGGATTGGCGAGACATTAAATAACGTTATTTTTGACGGCATATCGGTGCCGGCCAATCCGATTTAAGGAGTTTTAAATGTCAGTTGTTGCAGATTCCCAAGGAAAAGTAATAGGTAAATTTACCATACCAGCTAACATTCGAGCCGGTTCAAAGTCAGTTGTTTTTGCTGGTGAAGGCGGAAGTCAAGGTTCAGCGTCTTTTTTTGGGCAAGGGACGTTGGTTGAAGAAGTAAGACAAAGCATTACCTCAATTACAGAGCGCCTGTATGCCGTGGATCCGCTAGCTCAAACATTTTCATTGCCATCAATGAATCAGTTAGCTGGTGTGGATTTGTTTGTAGTAGCAAAAGGCACCAGTGATATTGTTGTGCAAATTAGAGAAACGCAGGTCGGCATTCCCACACAAACCATTCTGGCTGAAGGCCGATTAAAGCCATCGGGTATTACCGTTGACGCATGGAACAGGTTCCCGTTTGAAATTCCTGTTACGGTTATGGCTAATGTAGAGTATGCCATTGTTGTCATGGCAAATGATGCCGATGCAGCAGTAGCTGTGGCTGAGTTAGGGAAATATGATCTAGCAAATGCTAAATGGGTGACTGGGCAGCCATACAGTGTAGGCGTGCTGTTAAGCTCAAGTAATGCTAGCACATGGACGCCGCATCAAGACCGAGATTTAACCTTTAGACTCCTTGCAGCAAAATATACTCAGTCTGAAAGGATTGTTGATCTAGGCACTGTTCCAGTGGATGGCGTTACTGATCTAATCATTTTGGCAGTTGTTGATAACCCAACAACCAATGCATCGAGCGACATACAGATAACGTTGCCTGATTTAACTGTGCTAACAACTGGAGATAGCCAAGTCATCAAGTTAGCGGCAGCAATTACTGGAAACGTTGGCGTAAAAGCAAGACTTCGCTCAACTAGCTCGGCATCAGCAATGATTGCTCCTGGTGCACAGATTATTGCAGGAGAAATACAATCTTCAGCTGATTATGTATCAAGAGCTATGCCAGCTGATGCTACAGGATGCAATGTCCGAGTGATCATTGACGCATTTATACCATCTGGCGCCACTGTTTTAGTTTCCGTATCAGGTACAGATAGCGGGGACGTATGGGTATCAGTGCCACAGGTCGGCACGGCCAAACCGATAGGGAATGATTGGTTTGAAATTGAGTATTATTTAGCTGATATTACCGAGGCCAATTTAAGGACGAAGTTGTCATTAACTGGTTCGCCGGCAGCACGTCCAGCGGTGGCCAACTTACGAGTGAGTGTTACCTAATGATAGACAACAGGACTCAACACCTAGACCTGCCTCTTCCAGATGTAAATAATCAACTGGAAGATGATGTTGTCAGATTGCAAGAGTCATTTAATGCAATAGACACTCACGCGCAAAGCACGGACTCTAGTATAGAGTCTATTAATGAAGAACTTAATGAGCTTGGTAATGCATCATCAAAGACAGTGACGGCCTCACCGCTAGATCAGTCGGCAGGGAAATTACTGCAAACTGGTGATGGCGGACTGATGGGCTCTGCAATAGATGGATTTGCAAACGTAACTATTGATGGCAATGTAAGAAACGCTTTGCCGGGAATTATTTTATCTTTTTCAGGAACAGAAATAGAATGTACCGCGGCAAACTTGCCATCGTTAGGCGGCGCTGACACAACATCAAGGACATGGATAGTAAAATCATCCGGATCGCCATTATTGCTGCTTATTGAAGCTGTTGAAATACTTGGTTTAACTGGTGGCGCTGGACGTTCTTTTTCATCCGTAAAGCAGGATGCATCATGGTCTCCGTGGATTGAAAGTTTTAACGGTAGCAATAAACCTTTAATAGTAGATGTGATCGGTCTAACAGGTCGATTAGATGAAATTGAAACATACGCATTAGCGGGGCTGTAATGACTGCGATAACCACAAATTTAAAAACTCAGGTTCAAGCACAAATTGATGCAGCTGATAGCTCTACAAGCTTAAAAGATCTTCTTGTTATCAGAAAATCTGCTGAAGGGCTAAGGTGCGATGAGTCTAACTTAGACACGTTGATGAGCGCAGCTATAGCGTCAATGAGCCCAAGCACTGCGCTAAAGGATTTATTGCTAGGTAATAAGGCCAGTGGTCTGCCGGGGCCTGTTAGCGTTCCTATTGGCGGATCTACTCCACTGCTGGCATCATTCCCGAGTCTTGTATCTATTGACGGTGCTTCATACCTTAAAAGCGGATATTATTTAACCACTGGATTTGATGAGTCATTAATGCCGTATATGAGCGGCGGAAGAGTTTGGGCAAATAACCCAGCCAACATTATTGGTTCAAATACTATTCAGGCCATAAAACATGATAACGGATTATGGGTTGTTGCTGGCGATAACGGAATGCTATCAACATCTCCTGACGGAGTGACATGGACACCTAGAACGTCAGGCTTTGGTACGACGCGCATAAAGGATGTGTCTTTTGGTAATGGTCTATGGGTTGCTGTTGGCGATAACGGAATGCTATCAACATCTCCTGACGGAGTGACATGGACACCTAGAACGTCAGGCTTTGGTACGGAGATCATTTCTGCGGTTGCTTACGCTAATAACTTGTGGGTTGCCTCCGGTACTAACGGAAAGCTGTCAACATCTCCTGACGGAGTGACATGGACACCTAGAACGTCAGGCGCTAGTACAAATTTAGGTGCTATTGTTTACGGGAAAGGGGTTTGGGTTGTCGCAGTACAAACAGGCGCTCCAATTATTTCTTATGACGGAATAACTTGGTCGGCGGCTTATGTTTCTGGTACAACGACAAGCTTTACCACCGTGGCGTTTAACGGAGAAATATTTGTTGGTTGCTCAGGAACCAACATTGGTTATTCTGTAGATGGTTGGTATTGGGCGCCTGTTGCACCAAATATACCAGTTGCCGCAGTAAATAAAGTAATTTGGAATAAAAAAGATTTGTTTGTTTTTACGTCATCTAGTGGAGGAATGCCTATTTATACGTGCGATGCTAATTTAAAAAATTTCAAATCAAGGGCGAACACTTCTTCATCTGTTGCAATAGGTACAGATGGTCTAGTTTGCATTGCAGGCATTAGTGCAGGCACTTACCGAAAAAGTGAAGCAGTATTATGTTTAGAAAGCGAAAATAAAAATGATTTCTTGAGGATCTTATAATGGAAAATATTCCAATACAAATTCCGGTATATTTGCCAGTAGATGAGCGAGTTGGTGTTGCATTATTGAATATGCTAATTACCATCAACGGCTCTCCAGCAACTAAATTTGCAGGGAATTATTATTGCCAGCCCGGGGACACTATCGGCATTGATGGCACGCTTGATTTGCCTGATCTCTTTACAGTGCCCGTCACGTTAAAAATGCCATTAGTTAGGCATGCTGATGGCAAGCCTACTACTGATGAAATTTACTTAAACGTAACTATAACAAATAGTCATGTTTTGAGTTCTGGAACAATTCCGTGGTCTGGAGACTGGAAGGTTTTGATTGAGCGGAATAATAAAGCGCTTGAAGTTATCGGCGCGCCATTTAAAATCATCGCAGACAACTTAACCTTCTTGGCGTAAACATGGAAAAAATAAAAGTTATTTTTGCGAAAGGCCGCCACCCATATAGTTATTTAATCAGAGTCAGATACCAATCAAGATGGTCCCACGTCGGGATCATTATTGATGGGATGGTGCATGAAGCTGAAAATCCGCAGGGCGTAATAAAGACGCCGCTGAAAGAATTTATAAAGCGCTATGGCGAGGATCGGATTGCATTTGCTGATTGTTACGTCGAGCCGGGATGGCAAGATAGAGCCAAAGAAATGCTTGGTCTAGGTTATGATTTTTGGGGTGCGTTTGGAATGGGAATTTGTACCACAAAACTAGACGATCCAGATAAAGTTTGGTGCAGCCATCATGTTGGGTACGTCCTCGGAACATTTAGACCAGAGCGGCTGCTTAAACTTAGTCCTGAGCACATCTGGATGGTTAGCAAGTAAAACCAAGACGCAGACGTAGCCGTCAATGACAGTCGTGATGACAAAATGCCCTTAATGACAATTGAGGGCATTTTCATGAGTAACTTTGAAAGTTTGAGCAAACGATTAAAAGCGTTAATCGATAAATCCGCGCTGATCCTGATCATTCCAGCGCTAATTGCAATGTATTTCATAGATCCAGCTATGGCAAAAACGCTAGTAGACTGGACTGTTTTCGCACCAATTATGGCGGGGATTGCTGTAGTTGTATCTCGCATCGTATTTCATAGAATCGAGCTAACCAAGCTGATTGTATTAACCGAAAAAGGCAATATGGCGGCAGCCGTTCTAGCATCCGCTATAGTCTTGTTTGTTGCTATCGTTTTTATGGCGTTAGTCATGTGGGTTAAGGCGTAGTCATGAAACTGATTATTTTGCTGGCAATATTTAGCTTTAATGCTCTTGCTCAAGATCTGCCTTTAAGGGCTGCAGAGCATTTGCCGACGCTATTATGTTCTCAGCAAAAAATATGGCCAGATGCACCTATACCGTCTTTTTTAGCTTCTCAGGTCGAGCAAGAAAGCTGTATAAGCCTAACTCACTCCAAATGCTGGAATCCAAATGTTCAGCTAAAAACTAGCAGAGAGTGGGGCCGAGGCTTAGGTCAGGTTACAACAGCATATAACTCCGATGGCACTGTTAGATTTGATAAGCAAGAAGAGCTTAGGCTAAAGTTTCCATCGTTACGTGGGTGGACTACCGATCGGTGGGCTGATCCAGTATATCAATTAACTGCTATTGTCGAGATGGATCATTCGATATACAGAAGGCAAAAAGGCGCGGCGTCAGAGATAGATCAGCTCAGCTTTACGCTCTCAGCTTACAATGGCGGCGAAGGAGGGTTATTGCAAGACAGGAGGTTATGCGCTAACACTGACAGCTGCGATCCTAGCAAATGGGCAGGCAATGTAGAATTCACTAGCTTAAAATCTAAAATGCCAAAGCCAGGATATCGTCAGTCCTTTTTCCACATAAACCGTGAATATGTCTCAAATGTCATTTATGTGAGACGCGAAAAGTACATTGATTTTTTTAAAAAAGGGCAGGGGACGCGATGCAAGTAAATCCAGAAGATTTCCAAGAGCTAAAAACTCAGGTTTCTAATTTAAATCTAACTGTGAAACATCTGCAAAAAGACATTGAGGATTTTGTTAGTAAGCAGGAATTCGCGCCAGTAAAGCTAATCGCATATGGTCTAGCAACAGCTGTCATGACGTCGGTATTTATGGCGATAATGGCTAAGGTACTTATAAAATGAGAATCCCCGCCGAAAAAAGCATGAATGCCATGGTAATTGCCAGCTGCTACTTAGTGGCCCTTTATTTGTCTGGATTTATTATGTGGTGGATGGTGCTTGTAGGCGGGGATCCAATTACAGTTAAAGAGGCATACCTGACTAATGAATCAAACCAGATAACTCAAATTATGCATGCAGGGGATCCGTTTGCAGTTAGAGGCGTCATTTGCTCTTCTGAGGACATTGGTGTAGAGGTCTATCCCTCTCTTGATGGAAAAGATAAGGTCAGGTACCCGCTGAGTAGTACAGTTTATTTAGCTAAAAAAGGTTGTTACAAAGCCGCCATGGGCGGGATCGTTCCATCTGTTCCTGCTGGGGAATATTCCCTGAATGTAACAATAAAATATCAAAATAACTTAGTCGGACGTGACGGCACATCGATGCTGCCATCATTGCCGCTAAAGGTGGTCAAATGAATGCAATACCAATGCAATACAAAATATTACTTGCGGTAATAGCGTTGCTAACAGCTTTCTCTGGTGGTTTTAAATTTGGTGATACGGTTGGCTCTGCAAGAACTGAAGTGGTCTGCTCATCGGCCAAGCAAGGCCTTAATGAAAAAATTGAAAGCCTTAACACTTCCGTGCTCAGCTTGGCTAATTACAGTTCAGAGCTAAAGTTAAAAATAGTTGAGTATAATGGGGCTATTGACGCTGAGAAAGCCAGAGCAGATGCCGCCGAAGGAGCAAAAGCACAGGCTGAAAAATTACTAGCTCAATTGAAATCTCAGAGCGACAGCAGGATAGGTAAGTTAAATAGTGACACTAAATCAGAAGTAACGTGCGGGCCAGTTTTGAAACGGTATTGGGATCTCAGACAATGAAATTGTATTTAATTGTGATGTTTATTTTGCTTACCGGCTGCCAAGCTAACAGCGCCAAGCCTGAGCCTGAGATCGTGACGGTTAAAGTGATGGTAAAGGAAGCCTGCATTGAATCGACGCCAATTCGTCCAGAATTTAAAACTGGTACAGGGCCTTATCCTGGCGATAAGGCGGCCGCAGCAATTTTAGCAGAAGATTTTGAAATGGCGGAGCAATACGCTAATGCTTGGGAAATGGCTGTAGTTGGATGCATAAAGAAAAAGCCTTAATTATTCCTCTTTTGATTTGCATGTTACGCATAATTTGTACCCATATTGACGCCTGACTAATGGCATGCTTTCATCACATTTGATGCAGAGCTCGGGGCCAAATTCAGCATCTTTTTGACTAAATTTAACGACGGGGTTTCTGGCTCGATTGTTGAATTCCCACTCTTTTAGCTCTACATCTTGAGCTAGATTTTCATTAGACATAATTTCCTCAAAATAAAAAAGAAGCCCTGATTAGGGCTTGATTTAAAAATAATGCTATCACGACTAAATAGCGGCGACCAATTTAGTTGCAGGATTACTCCAAGCGAGCGAGATGACGTTACTAACAGT